CTTCAGAATCTCGCAGTTCTTGTCTCGTACCGTGCCGCCACCGGACACACCAAACAAAGAGGTCTGCACCGCACCAGAAACCCCCGTCACACATACGTCAGAATTATTGACGATCACCGAAGGGCTACTGGCAGTGGCCGCAGTCGTCTTCTTGTCGATGACCGTATTGGTGCCTGTCGTATTGGTTGAGACGGTATTGGAACTGCTCGACACGGTATTGGAACTGCTCGACACGGTATTTGACGAGGAACTTACCGTGTTGCCTACCGTGGTATTCGTCGCGATAGTATCCGTTGCACTTGCGGGACCGGTAGATAGAACCACCGCAAGTGCAGCAAGTCCTATCCTCCGAAACATGTTCAAATAACGCCTTTTTCCTTCAGCAGGAAGCCAAGTGCGCCGCCTACAACGCCGATGATGATAACAATCGGCTCGGAAATCAAAACACCTACCCCAACTATGGCACCGCCAAGTGCCGCATAGCTGGAAGGTTCTTTAAGTCTGCTTGTGATCCAGTTCATTACTTTGATCCTTGTTCAACAAATTTTAAACGTACCACCGCGAAGAGCCTCGCCCATGCCCCGGTTTTTACCCGTAACCACAGAAGCTTTCGCAACGTCAGGCGTTTTCTCTACTTCTCCGTCGTTGTAGGGAACGTACCCTTGATCCTTTACCACGATGCCCTTGCGGACAACGCCAACCGAACCCTTTTTCTCTGCCATGAAAATCTCCTATTGATTTCGCTGTTTCATTATCTCGCGTTCGTGAGCGGCCTGTATACGGGCAGCCACGATCTCTTCCTGTGACTGTATCCTCTCCATGCCAAGCTTCGTGCTTGCCTGCGCCTTCTGCTGGTCCAATGCAAGTCTTGCCTGATCCTGCTGGTTTTCTGCTGCATCCTGCTTGGCCCGCATCTCCAGATCCTGCTGTTTCAAAGCAATAAGAGGATCTGGCTCCTCGCCTCCCCCGCTTATTTCGGCGCTCATAGCTTTTACTTCTTGCAGGCCCTGCGCGATAGACTCAGCAACCATGGACTCTATCTCAAGACCCTGCTCCTCAGTGGGAGCCTGACCCTGAAGCTGCTGAATCATCTGGACCGCAACCTGTTCCTTGGCCTGAACAGAGACATGCTCCATGATGTGCTTCTGCAAGGCCATCGCAACAGTAGGAAGCTGCCCAATAATGGGAGAAGAGCCAAATATAAGATGCGCCGTTATATGAGCCTTGTGGTTCTGTCCCTGAAACACCTTTAACGTCACGTTTTCCAGCGCTTCGGAGTTTTCAACCGCAGGATCCTTTGGTGTCTCTTCTTCCTGGTCCACAACCTTCAAGATCGCATCTACGTCTTTGACACCTATCGCCTTATACATGCGGCGAAATGCTTCATACATATTATGAAGATCCGGGGCCGCTTGTGCCAACTGCAACTCCGTTTGCGCGAGGGTAACCCTTTGCGACATGGAGAAAATGTTAGGGTCTGACACAGGTATGACATCAACCCGGTCATCAAAATCCTCGGCTTTTATCGTCCGCTCCGCGCCCACTACATTATAGGGATACTCTGGCGGCAGGGATTCCCCAAATACCTTGGCGAGGAGTGAAAACTCATCTTTCTGGGCGTAGTGCATCCGCTTATGAATGGCGGACATTACCTTTGCACCCTGCTCCAGCATTGCAATGGTGGTCCCTACCGCAGCCTGCTGGTTGCCGTCGCCTACCTGCAAATTGGAAACCGCCGCAAAGCGCTGACCGGCCTCCACGCAGAAACCCATTAACTGGAACAGCGTCTGGTCCGCACCCTTGTACGGAAGCAACATCAAAGAGTCCCGGATAGCGCCACCCGGTGAATCCACGTCGCGGAACTCGCCCGGTGACAGAGGTTCGTCGTCGTTGCGTATGCGGAGGCCTCGGGTTTTGAATCCCGCCGGAAGGTTGGACAAGGTCCCTGCATCAATAAGCTGGCGCAATGCTGCGGTGGCCGTGCGGCTTAATCCGCCAATCATGTGGATCAAACCAAGACCGTAGAAGCCAAAGCCCGGAAGAAACTTGAAGTGAACGAAGTACTGGTTCTTGGTCCGGTTCTCGTCGTCCTCCTTATAGTTACGACGAATACTGAGAACCTTGCCATTGTCCTCGGACACCGTAACAACATACGGAAGCTTGATGCCCGTTGGCTCTCCGTCCTCTCCTACGTCCTCAACCCCTTCAAGATCCAAGTCTACATGGCACTCCAGAAGCGTTACTTCGGTATCCAGCCGGCTGGGCTCAATGCCGGAGATGTCGTCCATCTCCTCACGGACTTCGGAGGGGTCAGACTGAGACGCGGAAACCTCTATGTCGGCATAGAACCCGCCAACCTGTTTCTTGCGAAGCTCGTTTTCGGAAATCTGGATGACATGTGTCACATTCTCTGCGGTCTCCAGATCCGTCGCGGTATACGGCACAACGAGTTGCTCCGCGGGGACAAACCTGCTTACCGCCCGCCCAAGGAACTCGTCGTAATACACCTTCTTGAACGTGGAACCTGCAAGCGGAAGGTAGAACAGCATCTGATCGAACTCAGGAGTGTACTCCTTCATCACAGAGGTAAGCTGATAGTTCATATACATGCGGACGCGCTCGGCCTGCTCCTCTATTTCCGGAGTGGCCTTTCCAAGAACCTGCGTGTTTACAGGGCCCCCGGCAGGGAGAAGCTCACCGAAAGCCTGCGCCTGAAACTGGGTCACCGCTTCTGCAAGAAGAGGGTGCGTCACACCGGCAGCGCCCCGGAAAGGTTCCGAGCGCTCCTCATACTTGAATCCAAGAAGCTCAAGGCCCGTGCGATACGTCTCTTCCCAATCCTTGCGGCCATCCTTGTTGGCCTCGTACTGATCCAGTAGATCAGTGGCAATTCTCGTCGCAACGTTGTCGGCTAGTTCTTCCGCGAGGTTGTCGTAAAAGCCACCACCCTCCGGGCGACCTGCAAACGGATCAAAGTCCACGACTACGCCACCGTCGTCCTCCAGTTCAATACTAAGGTCGGGTGTCTCTATGATGCTGGTGTCATCCAGCACGACCTCCGCATCGGGACCGGCCTCCAAATCTACTGGCGGTATGTCGTTGCGGCGCTCTACAAGAGAGGCCGTACCAAAATTACTGCGAGGAAGAGGATTTCTAGCCATATTTACCTACGCCTCAGTGACATGAGACCGCCTCGGTTCATGTTGCGCGTGATATATCCGCCGTTTGCAACTTCAATCTCGTTTGGATCAAAAAACGGGTTTAACTGATCCGGATTGAAATAACCCTTGTAACGAGGATCTGACATCCAAGGAGGCTTAAATCGCGGAATATTCCCTCCCATTTCGGGTGCCATTTCGGGAGTTAAAGGCTGGTCTTGCGCATCCGGGTATATTTTGGGCATTTCCAACATGGACCCTTCGCCTCCAAAGGACCGCGGCATCCAAGCTTCACGTTCACCTGCCATTCTTTCCTCTTCAGCCATATCAAAAGCTGGATCCTTACTAAGCCTATCAGGCTCGGGCGGGACCGTACCTCTCAAGGTCTCCTCCTGCTCTGGTGACTGGGCAAACGAATTAAGAGTGTTCCGCACAAAATCCGCTTGGCCCTGGGGCAACATCATCATCGACACCATGTCGTTCAAATCCTGACGATTGGCCTCGATATATGCAGCAACATCCTGCGTAGAGCCGCTCTGAGTCGCGGCAACAAGACCCTGAAAAATAGCCGCGACATCCGGGGCCACGTCAGAATCCGCAATGCCGCCCGTCTGCATTCCAATAGGGCGAAACCCCATCATCCCGCCGTCGCGCATCGCGGTAACCGGACCACCCCCTCCGGAAATTATGTACTCCCGAAGCTCGGAAGTGTCTCGGGGGTCGCGCCCAAACTCACGGCGAAAGCTGTCAAGCGCCGAGGAGCCCGAGGGCTCCGTTTGGGCACCACGCTCGCCGGAGTCTGCATAGTGGTCGCGGAAAAGTTGGGCTAGCGGAGAACTTGCACCCATAAACCCCGAAGCGCCGCCTCCGGATTGCGGCGTGGCAACGCCGCCTCCGGCCATACCAATAGGGCGAAAGCCCATCATGCCGCCGTCGCGCATTCCAATGGCTTGTCTATATTGCTGCGCTGCCGCCATGCCTTCCGGCGTGTACGGAAATTCGCGTCCCATTACATTAGGCATTGCATTTCTTCCTTGTGTATAAGGTACTCCAGATTTCTGAACAAAACCACCGTCGTTCCAGTTGGGGCCTCCGGCCCGGACAAAACGAAAATATGAGTGCGTGTCACCCTCGTCGTCCTCTTCTTCTATCTCATCTATCCGGTAGGTCGTACTGCCTTGGAATAGCTGATTATTATACGCATCCTGTAAGAACTTCTGCTGGTTAAAAACATCCTCGCCCTGTTCATCCTGACTGAAATACCTGGTCGGTGCCGTACTTTCATCCAGATATATGTTGCCGTCTGGTCTTTTAATCCAGCCGGGACTAGGCGTCCACGTCCACGGGTCCGTCGGGTCCGTCGGGTCGTCCGGGTCCGTCGGGTCGTCCGGGTCCGGGGTGGTCGTCCCATACCCATATGGCGTAGGCACGGTGTACTTATCGGGATCAGCCGCAAAGAAGGTGTTTTCTGTCCCCTCCGGCGTAGTCCCCGGAGTCGGAGTCGCCGGGGGATCCGGATAAACGTATGGCGTGGACGGCTGGTAATAGGCTAAAGGAACGTTGGCCGCGGACTGAACAGGAACGTTGGCCGCGGACTGAATATTGAGGGGGGGCACTACAAGACCACCGTTGCTCCATACCCCAATAGGGCGGAAGCCCATGGATCCGCCATTAGCATAGCCCAAAGGACGAAAACCGGAGGGCATTTGACGGTTGTCGGTCACAAAACCACCTGTGTTCCAATCTGAGGACGCGCCAAAGCCGCTTTCTTCATCTTCTTCCGCATCGATGTCAGCGTCGCCCCAACCGTAGTCTTCATCATAGCCCCACGAGGCCCGATTCCTGGCATCGGTGAGGGCGTCTTCCAGTTCAGCATCATAATCACTATATGTCGTCGTGAACGTATTCTTGCTGGGATCCCAAGAGCCGGGGCCGTGGCTGGTCTCACCACCTCCAAAAGCCGTTTTCCCCGACGTATCTATCCCCGCTACGCCCTCTGTTTCAGCTTCCGGAGTGCCATACCCTCCAAAAGCATCCTCGAACTGGGGGGTCGACAAAAGCCCAACTGCACGAAGGGGACGCTCTATATATTTACGATAGGGATCCCTCAATTCCCTGTTATAAAGACGGTCCAACCAGCCCGCCCTAGACGGATCTGCTCTAGCGGCGGCCAGTGCCGCCTTTAATCCCCAACCCACCGGGGAACCCTTCGCTGCTGTCACCGCCGCTCTTGCCCCCCATTCAACAACGTCTGGTACTGTAATGTAATCCCCTAAAACCCCTAAATTGAAACCAACGTCGCTTTGACCGGTTTTTGACACCCCCGCAGGTTTGTCAAATGGATCGTCGTCAGGGTCGGTAGGATATGAGTACTCAATCATTAGATCAGTTTCCCCATCTTCTTATCAAAACGGTCTTTTTAAGCGAAGCCATGCTTCATACTGCCGGCGCTCGGGGTCTAGCGGGTTGACAAACGAGATATCTGCAACGACGCTGGCGGGCAATCTAAACGGCCTGTTTATAGAATATGAGGCCCCCGCGGTGGATTGCGTCTTTCCACCGCGGGGGTCCGTCAAATCACCTCGCACGTTAAGAATCCCCGGGCCTACCTTACCCTCATCACTCTTCCAACCTAACCCGTAGTTCGTGACATGGCGTTTGCCCGTGGGCCGCGTATCCTGACCAACCCGCTGCGGACCCCATTCTTCTACAAACTGGCGGCCTACGTTACCGGATAATCTACCCGGACCCAAGGGCACCGAACCGCTGGCCCGAAATGTGTCTGTTCGCGTGTCTACAGCACCCTGTTTTGAGCGATCACGCTGCGCGGAAAACCGCATAGGGCCAATGTTCAGGTTAGCACCAGCGACGGTTTTCCGAAGCCCCGGGTCGCCGGACGGTTCGATTTTGGAAAAGTAAGCATCTACGGGGCCCGCTTTTCCGGACACGGTATTCGTTACAGTATCGCCTCCGGGTGTTTTTTCGAGGCGACTCTGAAATTCGAGAAGCTTGCCACCTGCTGAAACGGTGGCAGTGGGGCTTTGACCACCGCCGCTTGCAAGCGAAATATTCGCGCCCGGCAAAACCTTGCTTCTAGGATCCAGAGCAAGGGTTGCCGACGAAGGGCCGCCCGGAGTGTCCGGGATGAGGCTCCCCCCCATCAACCTGTAATAGTCGTTGGAGTGGAGCGTCAGGTAACGCGTCACAGGCATGTCGGCGAGGTCTTTGTCAGCCATAATAACTCCGGATGTGCATGGACGGCTCCTCGTCTGCCCAATCGTCGCTCGGAAGTTGCACGAAATTGCCCTGACGATACCGCATCAAAGCCTGCGTGGTGCTGTCTACAAGGTCGTCATGCTCGCCATTCGGAAATGCCGCACACTCCTCAATGACCTCGTCCGCCCAACGTTCGTCCGGAGCCCATATCATTCCGCTCTCAAACAGCGGCGACACAGAATGGACCCGTGTCAACTTATCATTGCCCTTGCTCGGTGTAAAGTTAACAACAGGTATCCCCAACTGGCGCAGTTCCTGCGTCAGAGGGGTCCCCGAAGCCTTCGCCTCAATAATGACCGTCTCAGGCTCCCAGAAGTTGTACTGCTCCAGAGCCTTGCCCTTGAGATCCGGAAAATCCCAGCGCCCCTTCTTCGAATCCAGCAAAATCAAATTTGCCGGCCCCTCCTGCTTCGGATAAAATACCCCCCACGTCGTAATGGCAGAGTAATCCGCCGTCGTCGCCTTGCTAAAAGCCGTATCATAACTCTGTATTATATACTCAAGCTGGGGAACCTCGGCACCATCCCACCGCTGCCACCACTCCTTCTTGATAATGGCACCCTCTTCAGACGTGGGATCCTGCTGCCACTGCGCATTCCACTTGGCCGCGGATAACGAAGCCCGGACACCCTCAAGCTCCGCCTGATCCCAGTATTCCGGCCAACAAGCCTTCCCGGACGGCATCAATGCAGGAAACTCGACAACCTCCCACTTGTCCGAACTCTCATCATACCCCTGGGCCTTGAGTACCTTCTCCGTCAAATCGCGTAACGACCAACGGGTCATCACGATTACAATAGCGCCACCAGGCTGCAAACGCTGCCGGGGACCCGACGTGTACCACTCATACGCATGATCCATCGCAGTGTCCGATAACGCATCCTGCTCGGAATGCGGATCGTCAATAATCAACAGATCCGCTCCGCGACCGGTTATCGCGCCTCCAACACCTGCCGCGAAGTACTCCCCACCATGGTTCGTGGACCATCGACCCGCAGCCTTGCTGTCAGCCTGCAGGTTTACAGAATCAAATATATTCTGGTACTCGGTCGTTGCAATGAGATTTCGAACCTTGCGGCCAAAGTTTACAGCTAGCTCCGCAGTGTGGGTGGTTTGGATTATTTTTGTCTTCGGCTCACGGCCAATGACCCATGACGGAAGGAGATAGCTGGCAAACTCGGACTTCGTATGCCTCGGAGGCATATTAATTATCAGGCGCTTGATCTTTCCATTGGCAATGTCCTCGAACTTCTTTGCAATCATCTTGTGATGCGCGCCCACGATGAACTCAGGCCAGATCTTGTGTACATATTTTAGGAAATCATTCCTACAACCCTCTACCTCCCCCATCTGGGCGAGACGTAACTCAAGCTTCAGGCGTCGGTCCGCAATCTCCGGAGTCTCTGCTCGCAACAAGGGGAACCTCCTCCAATTGTTTCACGTGAAACATTATCATATGGGACTTGTTATAGCAAAATTGATGCCCGTTAAGCTATATCATTTATCGCGTAGTTATTTGAGAGAAACAAGGCCGGAGCCGCCGTCGCTTCCCCCC